GAGGTTGAGAAGAGATTTGATGCAATGGACATCGATGAAAAACCTCGCGATCTATATGACATGTATGAGTTAATAGGTACGAAGAAAACTATTATCATGCATGATGAATTTCAAGATGTTAACTTCAACAAGCAATTTAAATGGGAAAGAGAAAAGCCATTTGATATTATCTACAATTGTGGCAAGTCTCCTCATGTTTTTGATCAGTACAACTTCTTTGATAATATGCATCGTTTAGCTGGTATCGGTACATATATGATTCACAGTGTACCATTCTTCTCTGCAGTCGAATCAACTCTGTATTCGTACACTCCTAATTTCTTTGCGAGACTCTGCGGCTATAATGGTTATTCAATGCACAAAGCATTTATTGGTACTACAACTGGTGAACGATTCGAGAAGTTAATTATTGAACCTGAATATGCAGGTAACACATACGCAGAAAGACATAAGTTCTTTCATTGGGCGAATGGTGAAGATAAAGGCTATAAGCGACCTGCACATATTGCAGTCATACTAAAGAAAACTGAAAATACCGAATTTCAATCACCAGAGTATCGGAATGTACAAGAAGACGATTAATTGTAGGTCGTGTGAAGTTAAGTGTGACGTGATTATACGTCAAACAAATTTTGATGACGAAGAGATGCCAATTGAGTTCTGTCCGATATGTAGTGCATCTTTAGAAGATCAACAATTTGAATATGATGATGACATGGAGTTAGAATGGTGAGTTATCCTGGCATTAGTTCAGCTTGGGATCGTAAGTTCTTAGAGTTAGCAAAGCATATCTCAACGTGGTCGAAAGACCCGTCTAAAAAGATTGGTGCTGTTGCTGTTGGACCTAACCGTAATATTCTTGCCACGGGATATAACGGATTCCCGAAGGGAATAATGGACACCGAAGAAAGACTCAATGACCGCGAGACAAAGTATGAGCTCGTGGTACACGCTGAAATGAATTGTATATATAATGCTGTAGAGAATGGAGTTTCACTCAAAGGTTCTCATCTCTATGTGTATGGATTACCTATCTGCCACGAATGTGCAAAAGGCGTAGTACAAGTTGGTATAGGTAGAGTAATCATCGAAGACAGATTATGCGCCGAACAAAGGTGGTCAGATAGTTTTGCCAAATCAAAAAGAATCTTCCACGAAGGGAATGTCGTCGTTAACTACTGCAAGCTATGAAAATCCTTGGATACATCTATTAGAAGGTTGGGCCCTCGAGTCCGAGCATGTACAAAACTTCTATGGTATGGTATATTTGTTAATTAATAAAGAATCTAAGCGCAAGTATATCGGCAAGAAGTTTTTCTGGAGTAAGAAGACACTACCTCCTCTCAAAGGCAAGAAGCGAAAGAGAAGATCATTAGTCGAGTCAGACTGGAAAAAATACTACGGATCAAATCAACAACTCAAAGACGAGCTGGCGAAAGGTGCAGAGTTCGAACGATATGTTGTACATCTATGTGAATCGAAATCAGAATGCGCATATTGGGAAATGGATTATCAGATCAGATGCGAAGCATTGTTGACTGAAGAGTATTACAACGAATTTATTGGCGGAAAGATAAACGGAAAATGGCTGAAGAAGAAAGACACATTGTAGTAATTACACAAGAAGGTTGTCCTCCTTGTGAGATGCTAAAGATGTATATTGAACAGAAAGGTGTCGAGTGTTCGATGCTAGAAGTCGATACTGAAATATCGCGAGAAGCGATAGATAAAATCTGGCCACAGTGTGAAGGATTTCCTTTCGCTATTGTAGATGGTCAAGATGTTGGTGATTTAATGTTTTATTTAGAGAGTGGATTGTAATGTTAGACGTTCATAGAATTAAAAAGAGTAAGCAAATTGTATATCCCTTGGGTAAACACGACAATAACTATACGTTGTGTTTGATTCCATTGCCTGAGAAGACACGCAGAGGTCTACGTGGCCACGTACAAATTGTTCGTAATGATAATATTATCAAGGATCGTGAAGATGGCTGAGATACTTGCTGGAGAGTTTAAGCGCAACGAAACAAATGCAAAGTCAATGGGTGGTACTGAAGTATTGACAATGCGAGTTGCCGAACGAGCTGACCAAAAGCTACTAAAAGAATGTCAGATTGTATCGAGCAGAGTAAGAGAACTCGCTGATGACAAGATACGAATCTTTTGGGCACATGACTTGCCTGGTGATCCCGAATCAAAGTTCTTAGAAACAGAACATGGCAAAGACAAATTTCATAAGTTTGTATTCGTATCTAACTGGCAAATGCAGAGATACATCGATCGATACAACCTTCCTTGGAGTAAGTGTATTGTCTTACGTAACTTCATTGATCCGATTGATGAGCACGAAAAACCCGATGATGGTAAGATTAATCTCATCTATCACACTACACCACATCGTGGTTTGAATATTCTTGCTGCAGTCTTTCCTAAATTACTCGAAAAGCATAGTAATCTACATCTCGATGTATATTCATCATTTAAGATTTATGGTTGGGACGAGAGAGATAAGGATTTTGAAGATCTGTTTAAAGCGATTGATGCTCATCCTCAAATGACAAATCATGGTTCAGTTTCAAATGATGATGTCAGAGAAGCTTTGAAGAATGCACACATCTTTGCTTATCCTTCGACGTGGGCAGAAACCTCATGTATGTCATTGATGGAAGCGATGTCAGCAAAATGTATTTGTGTTCATTCTAATTTTGGTGCTTTGTACGAGACAGCCTCGCATTGGACAAATATGTATCAATTTTACGAGCAACCAAATTCACATGCTGGCGCTCTCTATAATATGTTAGATCTGAGTATCGAACATTATAAAGCAATGTATCAAAATACAGGTCCTACAAAAGTATATGCTGACACGTTTTATTCATGGGCCAACCGTGAAGCTGAGTGGAACTCATTGATGAGTGCATTGATCTCAAATACAAAAGATAGATCTATTCCAAAAGATCAAGGTCCGATGTTCAGTTATAGTACTGGATGATATAAATATGTCTATGAGTAATATCATAGAGTTTCCAATCGAACGTCGTTACGAGCAAATGGCCCATGAGGCAGGATTTGACACATACGATCGATCTGAACTAGCTGAAATAGAAACAGAGGCATTTCTTGGTGAGTTGCTTCAATCGATGTTCAAAGAGAAGTATAATGTAGCAGACGAAAATTACATATATGACGTCTCCTTTCTATATGAATCTCTTAAATCGTTTATCTATAAGATGCATGACTGTGATCATCCTATACAAACATTTGCTCAAAACTTGTATTTCGATGCTGAGATACCAGATGATTCTCAATTGGAATTTGATTTTTAGGTTTACAAAGCCACTATTTTTTGGTAGAATATACTAGTAAATAAGTGGAGTTTAACAGTGATTATTTTAGATTACAACCAAGTAGCCCTCGCCAATCTGATGGTAAGCGGCCCAAAGAATGTTCAAGTGAATGAGGATTTGCTACGGCATATGATCCTCAACTCAATTCGCTCAAACAAAGTCAAGTTCGAAAAAGAATTCGGCGAGCTAGTCATCGCATGCGACGCTACGTCTAACTGGCGCAAACAGTTTTTTCCGTACTATAAAGCGAATCGCAAGAAGAATCGACAAGATTCTGGACTCGATTGGAATGAGATTTTTCGTGTGCTAAACATGGTCCGCGATGAACTCGCCGAATTCTTCCCTTATCCCACTGTTCGAGTAGAACACGCAGAAGCAGACGATGTGATTGCTACATTGTGTCATGAACATGGTCGACCTCTCGGTGGCGAACCTATTCTTATCCTCTCAGGTGACAAAGACTTCCAACAATTACAGAAGTATTCTAACGTACAACAGTTTGATCCTGTACGTAAGCGTTGGATTAAGTGTAATGATCCTGAACAGTTCCTCAAAGAACACATTATGAAGGGTGACACAGGTGATGGTATCCCTAATGTACTGAGTTCTGATGATACGTTCGTAGCCAATGCGCGTCAGAAGCCTCTCAGAGCGAAGCGTATGGATGAATTGATGCAACAAATACCAGAAGAGTTAGCACATAACTATCATCGTAATCGTATGATGATTGATTTAGATCGTGTGCCTGCAGAAATCAAACAAGAAACCTTACAGCAAATGTCAGAGCAAAGCAATAAGACTCGAGCAAAGCTGTTCAACTATTTTATTAAGTATAAACTTAAGAACCTAACTGAATGTATTTCGGAGTTTTAAATGGCAAAGTTAATCAGCGATATCTTCAAAGAAATTGAGAAGACAACAGGCAGAAAGAATAAGATCGCAAAGCTAAAGGAATATGAAAGCAATAATGTTTTTATGCAAATCTTAGAGGCCGTATGTGACGTACGTGTTATCTTTGAATTACCTGAAGGCAATCCGCCGTTTAATACCCCTGAAGATATGATTGATAATACAGGCGGTCTATATCAAGAAGTCCGTAAGATGTATATCTTTACTAAGAATCAACGTAGCGCAAATATTCATCAGATTAAGCGCGAACGTGTATTCATCGAGATGCTTGAGAGTATTCATCCCGAAGATGCTAAGCTCATGCTCGGTGTTAAAGAGAAGAAGTTGCCATATAAAGGTATTACTTCGAAGCTAGTAGAAGAAGCGTTTCCAGGTAGGTTCAAATATGAGTAAGTCAAAACGAGAAAGTAACCATCGTAAAGAAGAACGTAAGTTTGAAGATGGCGATAAGCAATTCATCCACGAGTATC